GCGGCAGCGTGGCGGTATCCGGTAATCTGAATATGAGTTAAGCCTATGTCATCTCCGATCCAGTCAAAGTCGGCAACGGGCGATGCCGCGTCGATGGCGGTTACGTTTACAGCCGCTAACCTATCAGCCGGGTCGAAGATTATCGCTATCGTAACAGGTGGCGGCACCGGCATTTCAGTCACTCCAACTAGTGTCACCGCTACTGGTGGCAACACCCTTACCCAAATTGGCGTAGCTACTCAAGCGAACGCCAAGTGTTATATTTATGCTTGTGATGCTTCTGGCGCTGGCGGAACCAGTATGGTCGGAACTAAGCCGACAATTACGGCTACCTGGTCTGGTACAGCCGGTCTAGGTGTTCTCATTCAAGAGGTTCCAGGTCTTGTTGCGGGTAATACTACAGCCATGGTTGATGGTACAGCCGGTGCGCTTGGCGGTTCTACAGCCAGCACCGGAAGTCCAACTTATAGTGATACCGTATCCGGCCAGTATAAGATTGCAGCTTACGGAGACTTTGGTTCCGGTGTCACGCCTACACAGGCTGGCGGTTGGACCCGTGATGCTAATAGCGCCTTGGCAAGTTTTTCTTCCAACGCGGTAGCTGAGTACCGGGATTCAACTGGTGGAACCGACGCTAACGGATACACCACTGCCGATACTAACGGCTGGGCGATTGTAGAAGTAGCATTCAAGCTAAGTTCTGCGTCACCGCCACAAATTCCGCAGCAACGCCACAAAAAGTCTCGTCGCAGGAATAGCATGCGCGGACGCCAGTGGGCTTGGCCTTTCGCCCCAGCTTCACTAGATGTTACTGGTACAGGAAATGTCCTAGTCGATAAGGTTAGCGCTTCCGGTGCAGGAATCGAAGAATTCGCAGCTACGGGCAGTAGCAATACTAAGAAGCCTGCGGCTAGCGGAACAGGCGTTGAAGCATTTACTGCAACTGGCAGCGCAAGCGTTAAAAAGCCCGCTGCCTCTGGCACAGGCGTCGAGCAGTTCTCAGCTACAGGTAGCAGCAATGTTAAGAAACCTAACGCATCTGGCACTGGTACAAACTTCTGGGGAACTGGAAGTAGCAACGTAAAGAAGCCTGCGGCTAGCGGAACTGGTACAGAACAATTCCTCGCTACTGGCAGCAGCAATGTTAAGAAGCCAGCAGCTAACGGAACTGGTACAAACTTCTGGGGAACTGGGAGTTCGAGCGTTAAGAAACCTGCTGTTGTCGCAACTGGCGTTGAAGTATTCACCGCTACAGGTGCTCCGCGAGCTAAGAAGCCTGCGGCTAATGGAACAGGTACTAACTTCTGGGCAACCGGGAGCAGTTCTGTTAAGAAGCCTGCGGCTAGTGGATCTGGTTCGGAAACATTTACCGCTACTGGTTCATCGAACGTTAAGAAGCCTAACGCTTCGGGCACTGGGACTAACTTCTGGGCTACAGGTTCAGTTAGCGTTAAGAAGCCTAGCGCTTCTGGCACTGGTACGGTTCCTGGCATTTCGGGAACTGGCAGCACCAGCGTTAAGAAGCCTGCGGTATCTAGTACAGGCGTCGAGCAGTTCTCAGCTACAGGTTCATCGAATGTTAAGAAGCCTAACGCTTCGGGCACTGGGACTAACTTCTGGGGTTCGGGCAGCAGTAGGGGCAAAAAGCCTGCTGTTGTAGCAACCGCCGTTGAGGTCTTTACCGCGACAGGTAGTATTAATTGCAAGAAAACTGCGGCTAGCGGTACTGGGTCTAACACTCCCGCAGGAATCACGGGTTCCGGGCAAACTTCTATTAAAAAGCCTAACGTTTCTAGTGCTGGCGTCGAAGTCTACACGGCTACCGCAGCCGTTAGCGCGAAGAAGCCCGCTGTTGTCGCAACTGGCAACGCTGGCGGTGTGGCTGGAACTGGTTCGGTAAGCGCTAAGAAGCCCGCACCGCACGGAACAGGTAACGAATCCTGGTCTGGTGCTGGCGGCGCGATTGTCAATAAGGCTCGCTTGCTGGGTACTGGAACACAGCAGTTTGCAGGTTCCGGTAGTTCGAGGGCTAAGAAGCCTCAGATTGTGGCCATTTCACTGGCCGCTGGAACTGGCCGACTAGGGGTTATTCATCCCTATCATGCAACTGTTGCAGGTAGCGCTGAACGTGGCGCAACTGTAACCCACGGTGTTAAATCTCATAGCACCGTGACCGAAACAGATAAGGCAAGGGGCGCTGTGTCCGGTAAAGTTAAGACAGCTAGCAAGGTAGAAGGTGAGACATAATGGCAGCGATCGAAACGGGAGAATCCTATACTTCCACTTTTGTTCTAACGGACGTAAACGGGAACTACATCGATGCTTCGGTTGTGCTCACCGTCACCTTGCCTAATGGAACCACTGCAACGCCAAGCGTTACGCATGACAGCCTGGGTCATTATCATGTTGATTATACGCTGGCGTTTGAAGGGTTGTATAAATTTCAGTGGACTTCGACTGGACCATCTACCTCAAAGACCGACTACGTTCCGGTCGTTACATTCAGGTCTATTGTAAGTATTGATGATGTTAAGGCATTTATCAATTACGGTAGTTCTACATCTAACGAAAAGGAATCGATCTTGCGTCAGGTCATGATGGCCGTAACGGAGCTTGTTGAAGAAGTGGTCGGAACTTGTGTTATCCGAACCTTTACCAATGAGCGGGTTATGGGTGGCCATACCGCGCAGGTATTGAAGCTGCCTCATGGTCCGCTGCCTAGTGAAACGTCCATTACTTCTATCAGTTCGGTCAGGCCGAATGGTCCGTCATGGACTCAGGCTAATGGCGATCTCATCGTTTATCCCGATAGCGCCACAGTCGAGCTAGCGAATTATTCCCCATTCTACTACGGCCCGTGGAAAGCAACATATTCGGCAGGGCGGGCAGTTATCTCACAGAAGATCCAGCTTGCCGCGCTTGAGATTTGCTACGATATGTGGGCAACTCAGCGGCCTTATGGTGCGGATCAGCTAGAGCCTGGTCCAAGCGATACAGCTAATTGGGAAAACCTAGTTCAGACATACAAGATTCCGCCTCACGCTATGGCGATGTTGTCGGGTGAAGAAAGGCCGGGATTCCGCTAATGCCCTCAGTACATTCTACGGCTATTGATGACGTAATTGTCTGGATTGTCTCAACCCTTGACACGGCATTGTCTTACCCAGTATTTGACGGGCCTCCAACAGCCTTGCCTGACAGGGATCAAATCAAATTTGTAGTAATCGGGGCAGAGTCGCCATTGGAAACTGGCGAAGATGCTGGTCCGGTTGACGCCGCTGATATGACCCAGGTTTACAAGGGTCTGGGCGGCAAGATTCGTGAAGAAGAATTGCGCATCAATTGCGTGGCGGTCGGAAAGACTACCACAATTGCAGCAGCGCGAGCCTTGGCAGTAAGCGTTATTGATAACGTATCTACCAACCTTGGCTTTCATCCTGGCACGCTCGATACTTGGAATGCTCTAGTTTCGGATGTTGTCGATACACGATCAATGAATGTACCTGGTGGCGCAGTGGTACAAATGCAATTCGTTATTACTGTTCGCGCCAATCTATCGTAAAGGATATACATAATGCTTAAGCGTTATATCGGCCACCAGAGTCCGGTTTCGGTCGTTGTCGGTGGTCAGGATTTTGGTTATGTCGAAACTGGCGATCAAATCGTAGTTCCCGACGACCTGGCTGACTCCGTTACATGGCCCGAGGAAAACTGGGCTGACGGCGATTCTAAGCCTACGCCCCGCGCTCGTGCTAAGAGTGGCGACAACAAGACTGAAAAGAGTGATGAGTAATGCCAACTGGATCAGGGCTTGATGCCCAGCTAGGTACCAAAACTGAAACAACAGTTGGTACAGTTCTTGCACCAGACCACTTCTTCACATTTAACTCCGCTGAACTGGCTTTCGACCCGACCTATCTAGAAGGTGAAGGAATCCGGGCGACTAAGACCTTCAAGTCTATTAACCAGGTGGGTATTTCCCGAAGGTCTGCAACAGGCAAGGTTGAACTGCCTTGGATGTTTAAGGGAATGTCCTGGTGGATGCAGCACGTTCTGGGCTCTACTCAGACTCTTGCGGTTGTACCTTCCGGTACTCTTGCTTTTGAGGGATATTTC